CACTAATATATCAAGGTGATTAGTGCTTATTTCCTGACGCGCTACGCTTGTCTTGATAAATACAGCCATGCAAGTAAACTTGCACAGCCGTATTTCTCTGTTTTTAGATGTTTTCAACATCTTGAGATTCAATATCTTGAATCTGTTGTTCAGTAAGAGTTGCCTTACTTTTTTCTACTTTTTTGCTCTTTAAACGCTCTTCGATTTCAGCAAGTTCCTGACGAGCAGCTATTTCAAGTTCTTGCCTTTCTGCTAAATCGAGTCTGCGAGGGTCAATACCATCGCCATCTTCTCCTTCGTAAATTGATTCTTTACCATTTGATAATGGTAATCCTGATGCGTATCTACGCAATAATTCTCGTACAGACATTGATTGATCTGGTACGGTTTCACTTGGTAATTCGTTAACTTCATCATCATTAAATTCTGATGCATTAAACATGTTTCTAACTTTCATAAATAATTGTTTTTTCGTTCTAATTCTGCAGCTTTTTGCATTTTATTAAATGCGAAAATATGTCTTTCGGACATTACTTTTTCCTGTTCTGTAAAACTGGAAAATTCTTTTGATATTTGTATATCTAGTTCTTCACTTATTTTAACCATGTATTCATTAATTTTATCTTTTTCTTCTTCTGAATACATTTTGTCTTTATAATATCTTGGCATTGCTATTTTTTTACCATCTTCTAATGGTACATACATTCTTTGTTCTAAGGATAATTTATGCCAATTAATCATGGCATCAGTTATATAATTACTTCCTAATCCTTTAGACATAACACTAAATTCCTTTTTTCTATCATCATTTTGATGCATAGGAATTTGTGATTTTTTTGACATGTATTTTAACGTATAACCGATACTGGCAGCACTAACATTGCCAATATGATAAGTGCCAATAAGATGATTATTAAGAGCCCAAGCACGTTGAATATGATCTGGATTAGCGTTAAAAAGAATGATATGATAGTGCGGACGTTTTTTAGTAGAACCATATTCTCCAACTGCATAGTATTTAAGTTTTTTATCTGATAATTTTCTTAATCGTTTAAAAAATTTTTGTAAATCTTTTAAATCTAAAGTCATATACCCATGTGGAGTAATTGGGACATATTCTGTATCATAAGTTAAGGTTACAAAGAGAGCGGAATCACTCCGCTCTCCTTCTTTAACTAACCTAAAAGACCAGCCTGAAGTACGTCTTTTTTTACATGGGGGGCATTTTCCACAAGGAAATGGTATATGTTCTCCTTTTGTTTTTTCTTTCTTATAGAAAGGAGTTATACACCTACTACTCATGTTTAAAACATTGGTGTACCAAATTTAGGCATTGGTCTTACTGCCTTGATTTTATTAAGTACGTGACAATATAAACTATCCGTTCCAGTATTATTTACTGCAAATATACGTTTAGTAGGATCGCAGTTTACAAAAGCTGAGTTAAGAGCTGGTTGTGTATTAAATATCCTACCTAAATGCCAATAATCTAAACTAGTTCTAAATTCACCTGCTACACGTGATGGCATATATTTATATTCTGCATATCTAGGTACATAACCAAAGGTTTGCGATGATGAAGGTGTATATGCATATAATTCAGCATTTGTAACTTCTTGTTCACCAATATTAGCGAAAGTAGGCCAGTAATAATCTAAAGTATCATTTTTAAGATATGTCTTTGGTATACCCTGTTGATAAGCTGTTTTAGGCATTACTGACATAATACCAATAATATAACCATGCTCTTCGCAATAATAAGTGCCTGAACGACCTGATGAAACTGACATACCATGACCAGCCATATTACCTTGAGGTAACCCCTGATCTTGACCAGGTTGATTTACTTGACCAGTTGTATTTACTATTTCGCTAATTACTACTGGTGACTTGACGCCTGTAATATATTCTGGACGTTGTAAACGTTTATCTGATGATTTAACACCAAAATGTGTTAAAATATTCTCTATATAACGAGTACCGCCTCTAGCGTTTTTCTCTAACCATTCTTGTAATCTAAATGCACGTCTTAAATCATTAATTGTTGTTGGTTGTAATTGCAATCCATCTGTTTCTGCAAATAATTGATCTGGTGCAAATGGTGGTGTTGAACTAGCATTTTGTACATTTATACTTGTTGGAGAACCTGATAATGTAGTTGAGCTACCTGATGTTTTAACTAATACATCTTGACTAATTTCACCTAATGGAATATCGACAGCTTGTCCTTTTTGTGCAAATGGTAATGAAGCTGTAAAATAGTCATGTTCCCATGCTCTTTTACGTAATGTTAATAATTCGTTATAACCTGCTGGAAAAGGTTGATTACCATCTTGAAGTTTATAATTGACAGGAGCAATTAAGTTTTGATCACGATAATATTCATTATAGATAGCTTGATATGCAGCTAAAGGTAATGCATTAACTGCTTGATAATTACCAGTAGTATTTGGAGGTACTCCCATATAATCCAAAAACTTGTCTTGTGCTGCTGATAAATTACCTCCACCATTTGTAATAGTTGGCATAACTAAACCACTATTTGCATCTGTAATAAATGTTTCCCAATTGTTCCATAATATACGATTTGGTACAAAGAAATAGTGCATAGATACATCCATTCTATGCATAACTGGAGCAATCATTGGTGCAAATCTAATAAGACTTTCACATCCTAATTCAAATTTGTCTCCAGGTACACACTCTAATGTTAAGATTGGGGTTAAATTTCCCATATCTGCACTTAATTTCACGTCATGCGTGAGGTCAAAGACATTCTTTTTTGGTCTTTGTAACTTAATGGAATTGAATAGATTTTTTCCCATTGTTTTTTTTTTTTTTAATAAATTAAAATTTGGGGGTGACTAACCCCCTTTTGTTATAGTCTAATTCCGCCACGTGATACATAGTATGTGCGGCTTACTTTACGTCGTTTGCCATAACCGCCCTTTCGAGATGAGCGTCGATAGTTCCTTCTTCGCATTGTTTTGTTTTTAATTTGTGATTGAAATATTTATATAAAGCTTGTTCTACATATTTTTTTAATAATTCTTTCTCTGAATTATCTGATGTATTATACAACTTAATAAGTCGTAGTATTTGATCTTGTGTATATAATCTCATTATTTAAATGCTTTAAGTACATCCATAACTTCATCAAATCCAAAATCTTTAATATCTGAAGTTCTTAATTTTGATATTTCTTCAAACATTTTCTTTATTTGTGTTTGTATTAGTTCTTGCTTCATACCTTCTGTTACTCCTTGTCTTCTCATATTATCTCCTAATACTTTCATATTTGACATTAATATACCTTGAACTGCTAATTGAGTATTTTTTTCTAATTTAATAAATTTATTAGAAGTAAATAACTTCTCAATTTCTAAATCTATCTTTTTCTTAGTTGCATCTTGAATAGGTAATTGAGCAACTTTATTTTGTGTGTCTGCTATTCTATTTTGAATATTAGCTTTTGTTTCTTCGTTTTTTAGTGCTACTGAATCTACTAATCCAGGTAATTGACCTTTCAATCTTTCTGTATCTAAATTTTTCCAATCTGTCTGACTGCCTACGTATATTGCGTCAGCATTCGTTTTATTAATTTGAGCTTGTAATAATTGACCTTGTAATTTTGCTATTTCCATAGCTTGGTCTTGTACTTTTAATTTGTTTGATTTTCCTAATACGTCCAGTGCCCCTTCTTCGATTTTTGGTGCTACAAAATCTGTACTACGAATTGCAGGGGCATTGTTTTGTTGTCCATATATCAAATTCGGGTTTAAACCCGCATCCTGATATCTTTGCATTTGTTGTTTTGGAGCGTTATAAAGATTTACTCTGTTCCAATCTGCTAAAGCATTTTGTCTGTTTTGTCTATTTGTATATAGTTGTGAGCCTGTGTTTAATAGGGTTGTTCCTATTTGTGCCCATGCGTCTGGTGATAGTCCCATATCTCTTGTTTTTTATTTTTTTTTTGACACAATATCTTTTATTTGTTTTGTTCTGCGTCAGTCTTCCGCTTCGCTACATTGTGACTTTTCACTTATCAAATATAGCTATTTAGTGTCAATAAGCACTAATATATCAAGGTGATTAGTGCTTATTTCCTGACGCGCTACGCTTGTCTTGATAAATACAGCCATGCAAGTAAACTTGCACAGCCGTATTTCTCTGTTTTTTAGATGTTTTCAACATCTTGAGATTCAATATCTTGAATCTGTTCTTTAGTAAGTTTTACCTTACTAGTTTCTACTTTTTTGCTCTTTAAACGCTCTTCGATTTCGGCAAGTTCTTGACGAGCAGCTATTTCAAGTTCTTGTCGTTCTGCTAAATCGAGTCTGCGAGGATCAATACCTTCGCTATCTTCTCCTTCATAAATTGCCTCTTTACCATTTGTTAAAGGTAAACCTGATGCATATCTACGCAATAATTCTCTTACTGACATTGATTGATCAGGTACTGTTTGGCTTGGTTCGTTATTAACTTCATCATCATTAAATTCTGATGCATTAAACATGTTTCTTACTATCATAAATAATTGTTTTTTCGTTCTAATTCTGCAACTTTTTCCATTTTTTTAAATGATTGTATATGTCTTTCTGACATTACTTTTTCTTGTTGTGTAAAATTTGTAAATTGTTTTGATATTTCAATATCTAATTCTTCACTAATTTTAACCATATATTGTGCAATTTTATCTTTTTCATCATCATTATACATTTTATCTTTATAATATCTAGGCATAGCAATTTTTTTTCCGTCTTCAATTGTAATATACATTCTTTTTTCTAAATCATTTTTATGCCATGAAACCATGGCATTGGTTAAATAATTACTACCTAATCCTTTAGACATAACACTAAATTCCTTTTTTCTATCATCATTTTGATGCATTGGAATTTGTGATTTTTTTGACATATACTTTAACGTATAACCGATACTGGCACTACTAACATTGCCAATATGATAAGTGCCAATACTATGATTATTAAGAGCCCAAGCACGTTCAATATGCTTTGGATTAGCATTAAAAAGAATGATATGATAATGCGGACGTTTTTTTGTTGAACCATATTCGCCAACCGCATAATATTTAAGTTTTTCATTAGTTAATTTTCTTAATCTTTTAAAAAATTTTTGTAAATCTTTTAAATCAAGAGTCATATATCCATTTGGTGTGATTGGTACGTACTCTGTATCATATGTTAAGGTTACAAAGAGAGCGGAATTGCTCCGCTCTCCTTCTTTGACTAACCTAAAAGACCAACCTGAAGTACGTCTTTTTTTACATGGGGGGCATTTTCCACAAGGAAATGGTATATGTTCTCCTTTTGTTTTTTCTTTCTTATAGAAAGGAGTGATACACCTACTACTCATGTTTAAAACATTGGTGTACCAAACTTAGGCATCGGCCGAACCGCTTTAATTTTGTTCAATACATGACAATATAAAGAGTCCGTGCCAGTATTATTAACAGCAAATATACGTTTTGTAGGATCACAATTTACAAAAGCAGCATTTAATGCTGGTTGTGTAGTAAATTTTCTACCTAAATGCCAATAATCTAAAGTTGTTCGGAATTCTCCAGCAACTCTTGAAGGCATATATTTATATTCAGCATATCTTGGAACATAACCAAATGTTTGTGACGAAGATGGTGTATAAGCATATAATTCTGCATTAGTAACTTCTTGTTCTCCAATATTTGCAAAAGTTGGCCAATAATAATCTAGAGTATCATTTTTAAGATATGTCTTTGGTATACCTTGTTGGTATGCAGTTTTAGGCATAACTGACATAATACCTATAATATATCCATGTTCTTCGCAATAATAAGAACCTGAACGACCACTTGATACAGACATTCCATGACCAGCCATATTTCCTTGAGGTAAACCTTGGTCTTGACCAGGTTGATTTACTTGTCCAGTTGTGTTTACGATTTCACTAATAACAACTGGTGATTTAACACCAGTAATATATTCAGGTCGTTGTAATCTTTTATCTGATGATTTAACACCAAAATGTGTTAAAATATTCTCTATATAACGTGTTCCACCTCTAGCATTTTTTTCTAACCACTCTTGTAATCTAAATGCACGTCTTAAATCATTAATAGTTGTTGGTTGAATATCCAATCCATCTGTTTCTGCAAACATAGTATTTGGAGCGTAAGGTGGTGTTGATGTACCACTTGGAAGTGTTTGACCAGCACCAGTAGTTAATACTGTAGTAGTTGGACCGGTTGTTTTAACTAATACGTCACCATCGATTTGACCTATTGGAATATCAACTGCTTGACCTTTTTGTGCAAAAGGTAATGATGCAGTAAAATAATCATGTTCCCATGCTCTTTTTCTTAATGTTAATAATTCATTATATCCAGTTGGAAATGGTTGATTTCCGTCTTGTAACTTATAATTTACTGGTGCAATTAAGTTTTGGTCTCTATAATATTCATTATATATTGCTTGATAAGCTGCTAAAGGTAATGCATTAACTGGTTGATAATTACCAGTTGTATTAGGTGGTACGCCCATATAATCCAAAAACTTATCTTGGGCTGCTGATAAATTACCACCACCATTTGTAATTGTAGGCATTACTAAACCACTATTAGCATCTGTGATAAATGTTTCCCAATTACTCCATAATATACGATTTGGTACAAAGAAATAATGCATAGATACATCCATTCTGTGCATAACTGGAGCAATCATAGGTGCAAATCTTATCAGACTTTCACAGCCTAATTCAAATTTGTCTCCAGGTACACATTCTAATGTTAATATAGGTGTTAAATTACCCATATCTGCTGATAATTTCACGTCATGCGTGAGGTCAAAGACATTCTTTTTTGGTCTTTGTAGCTTAATGGAATTGAAAAGGTTTTTTCCCATTGTTTTGTTTTTAATTTTTAAGTAATAAATTGGGGGTGACTAACCCCCGTTTGTTATAGTCTAATTCCGCCACGAGATACATAGTATGTGCGGCTTACTTTACGTCGTTTGCCATAACCGCCCTTTCGAGATGAGCGTCGGTAGTTCCTTCTTCGCATTGTTTTGTTTTTAATTTGTGATTGAAATATTTATATAAAGCTTGTTCTACATATTTTTTTAATAATTCTTTCTCTGAATTATCTGATGTATTATACAACTTAATAAGTCGTAGTATTTGATCTTGTGTATATAATCTCATTATTTAAATGCTTTAAGTACATCCATAACTTCATCAAATCCAAAATCTTTAATATCTGAAGTTCTTAATTTTGATATTTCTTCAAACATTTTCTTTATTTGTGTTTGTATTAGTTCTTGCTTCATACCTTCTGTTACTCCTTGTCTTCTCATATTATCTCCTAATACTTTCATATTTGACATTAATATACCTTGAACTGCTAATTGAGTATTTTTTTCTAATTTAATAAATTTATTAGAAGTAAATAACTTCTCAATTTCTAAATCTATCTTTTTCTTAGTTGCATCTTGAATAGGTAATTGAGCAACTTTATTTTGTGTGTCTGCTATTCTATTTTGAATATTAGCTTTTGTTTCTTCGTTTTTTAGTGCTACTGAATCTACTAATCCAGGTAATTGACCTTTCAATCTTTCTGTATCTAAATTTTTCCAATCTGTCTGACTGCCTACGTATATTGCGTCAGCATTCGTTTTATTAATTTGAGCTTGTAATAATTGACCTTGTAATTTTGCTATTTCCATAGCTTGGTCTTGTACTTTTAATTTGTTTGATTTTCCTAATACGTCCAGTGCCCCTT